AACCCCGACCAGAAAATTACCGTATGCCGTAACAGATGGATTATCGACCACGAAATTCCCATCTTCACTCAGGATCGGGAATATATCGAAAGGTTGATTTAAGGAGGCCATAAAAATGTCCCATATCTATGAGAATGATACGAAGCCCATTCTGAGCGACCCTCCGTATCTGTTGCAATTCATTTTGTCCGTGGTGCTGTCTGTGCTCTGTGGAGCGACCATCATGTTCATGTGGAACTGGTTCGTTGTTCCTCTCGGACTGCCCATGATTGGCCTGGTGCAAGCGCTGGGGCTTGACTCACTCATCACATTCATCGTGACTACCAGAGTCGATACCAACCCCGACCCGTTCTGGGATCGTTGGATTGCTGCTATCACCTACGCACCTCTCACACTGTTCATCGGGTGGCTGCTCCACTTCTTCATGTAACCCAGGAGGATATCACAATGGATACACAAATGGTATTGACCCACACGGGTAAAATCTACTTCAACCGATCGCTCGGTTTGGAGTTCCTTACCGTAGGTGACTACGGCAAAGAAAACAACATCAAAGCCGACTTCCTCGGCTTAACCAAAAAGATTGAGGGAGTTCAGCACCACGATGTTGACCTTATGGACAAGTGGGTAGCGACTATCAGCAGCCAGAAGGGATGCCCCATGAAATGTACCTTCTGCGATGTTCATAAATACGGCTTCTTCGGGAATGCCTCTCTGCCTGATCTCGAATATCAGATCCGCTACATTATTGAACATGAGGATGTCCGTTTTACCAACCGTTTCAATGTCCACTACGCTCGCATGGGTGAGCCGACTTGGAATCCTGCGGTGCTGGATTTTACTGAGTCTCGATTGGACGACCTGGTTAAAGAGTGTGGTCTTCACGCTGTCACCATCCATCCCGTAGTTTCCACCATGATGCCTCGCAGCAATAACGACCTCTCCAGCTATTTGAAGCACTGGTGCGAAATCAAGAATACCCAGCGGCATGGTGAAGCTGGACTGCAACTTAGTATCAACAGCACTTCAGACGACCAGCGGGAAGCTCAGTTCGCCGGCAAATCTCTGAGCCTGAGAGAAATCGTTAATATCGCCAGCGATTTGCCTATGCCGGTTGGCAGAAAGTACACGTTGAACTTTGCTGTAACCGAAGCAACGATTTTGGACGCCAAAGTGCTCGACTCCCTCTTTGACCGCGATAAATTTATCGTCAAGATTACTCCGATCCATCAAACCAAAGCTGCCCTGGAACACAACTACGATATCACTACCAGCTACGACGATTACAGCGTCTACGACAAATTCGAGCAGCCCTTGCTTGATTTGGGCTGGGACGTAATCGTGTTTGTTCCCAGCAAGGAAGAGGATTCCGACCGCATTACCTGCGGCAACGCTCTTATTAGCGAGGTATAATACAATGACTGAACAAGAAAAACTAATCAATGTCGATCTGTATGGTGACGGTAGCCGTAACTCGCGGCTTCGCGCAGAGTACATTTATTGCGATCATGCTGATGTGTGTTCGGTATACAAGGAAGGAAAATGCTTCCGTAAAACGACACTATTTGGCGTTCGTTGTGAATTTGGCCGCATAGCCTGTGTTGATGGCGGCACAAAGAAAACCAAGATGTACGGTCGTGTTTATAGCGAGGCCAAAGACTCTGAGCGATACCATAAGCTCTCTTACCCCAACAACACCTACATCGCAAAAATCGGCGACGGTGCTTTTCTCGCGCCACCCTATGTCAGAATCGAACGCGGCCCGGATTCCAGGCTATTCTGTCATAATCCTGGGTTCGGTTGCAATCGTCTCTTTGTCTCTATTGACGAGCTGACGCCAGACAATATCAATCGAATTTGCACCTACCATCCGCGTGCTATGCTTGGTGGAGAGATTGAGAGCTATCAAACAGAAACCATCCCGATCTTTCTCCACCAGTTGTCCAAATTATTCCCAGAGCAGTATAGCACTTTCATCAAGGCGTTCCCAGATTATGAGCTGAAGGCTCCTGATTATCGTGGGAAATATGCGAAGCTGTCAACCTGCAATCGTGAGCTAACCTATCGTGACGCTCATGGCAACTCTTTCCGTTTTGACGGCGATGAGTTGGTATGTGACAAGTATCGGATTGGTGGGTTCATGCCGTTCTCATCCTCTGGTTACGCACAAATGCGTATTCCGGTAACAGATGATATGCAGGTAAAAATTACCGACAGCAACCAAGTCACGGATCAAACCGTTCTTATATAGACACAAATTATGAGGTGAAATAAAATGAATACAGAAGTCATGTTCTCGTCCAGAGCTATGGACTGGGCGACGCCGCAGGCGTTCTTTGACCAACTGGATTCGGAGTTTCACTTCACCCTCGATCCCTGCGCTGATAAGTCCAATCACAAGTGCGACCGGTACTTTACCGTAGCAGACGACGGACTGAGAC